ATTGAAGGTTCCTTAGATCACCTCATAGAGACAGGACGTCTCGACGTACTAGACGCTATAGAGGCCCAAAAGTCTCTATAGCACTTTAATTCGATGATGGAAAGTTAAAAGTCTTTTGGACGCGGGGGGCGGCTCCCCGTCGCCTCCACCAAAAGTAGTTAAGCAACTATTTTTGATGGGGGCGCGCAGATTCGACAGGGGATGAATAGACTGACCGGAGAATCAACAAGAAAGTTGTAAAAATCAAACTTAAATAATCGACGACATAGAAGTTGATATTTCTAGTGATCCTTACTTCGCTAATACCGATGTAGGATACGGATACGCTCTAGCAGCGTAATCCAGAACGAGGTTCGACCCGCTCCCTTGTTACCAAAAGCGGGTCACTAATTTAAAGCGGGCTGAATACTCGGCCCTTGAGACATAGTATGGGAACTACAATATATGCATGGCTTATATCACTACTGCTAGCTTCAGGTATAGTAGCAGGGGGTTATTTTTATTATAAAAATACGCAAGCCACTATTCTTAGTTTAACTACGGAAGTAGCTACAATGCAATTAGCAGCACAAGCTTATGTAAGTACTATTACTAGGCTACAGGAAGAAAAAATAAATAATGAGAACGCTCTCAGAGACTTAGGCAAAAAATTAAGAATATCAGAAGAATATGAAGATTCTTTACTAAATATATTACATAAACATAACTTAACCAATCTAGCGGCTAAAAAGCCAGGTATGATAGAGAAACGAATTAATGAAGGCACAAAAAACGCTCTTGATAGTCTTGAGCGCACTACTACTAACGACCAGTAGTTGCTCATGGTTTAAACCAAAACCGGTTCCTGTACCTGTGTACATAGAATCGAGTATTCCTATTCAAGAGCATCCAAAGCCTCTTAGTTTAATTGCCCCAAAACTATATGTAGTTAGTGCTAAAAATCTAGATGAGTTTTTGGCTAGTAACGAGAAAAGAAATGGGTCTATAGTATTTATTGCTATGGATGTAAAAGATTATGAAATATCTGCCTATAATTATGCGGCAATAGACCGTTATACGAAGCAACTTCTAGATATACTTAACTACTACGAGACTCGTATAAAGGAAAGAGAAAAACTCGATGATATTCCTTCGTCCGAATAGAATTGCCCTGCAGGTCAAATTCCTATGACTCTCGGTGAGAAGCAGGAGTTGTTCATGAGGATGCTCCCGAGGCTGATTGATAAGGCACACGAGTTAGGTTTTGAGATCAGGGGCGGAGATCTATTTCGTGACCCAAGGGTTCACGGGGCTGTTGGCGAAAAAGTTGGCTATGGACACAAGAACAGCAATCACAAAAACAAACTTGCCATCGACCTGAACCTGTTCCTTGGGGGATCGTTTATCAGTACCACTGAAGGCCATAGAGAACTAGGTGAATGGTGGGAGAAGCAGCACGAACTATGCCGGTGGGGTGGACGTTTCGCGGACGGAAACCACTATTCATTATGGCATGACGGCATGATGTGATACTGTTCTATTTTTCACTTTAAAGAGGTATTAAAGATGGATACATTAGTTAAACAAGAACTACTAAAGCTAGAACCTAATAGTACTTATGTATTAGAAGTAAATCATCATATGTCTAGCACATCTATGCAACATTTGAATACTTATTTAGAAGATACTGTAAAAGATCCTTCTATTAAGTTTCTAATTCTAACCAGGGGTATGAAACTTGCAAAAAGTACTGTTCCGGTAGAAAAAACTACTTGACTTTTGAAGGTTAAGAGAGTATAATATCTGTATAAGTTGGAAAAGGAACTAAAATGCAACCAAGTTATGATTATTATTCTATAGATAATATTATTAAGCAATTAACCTCGGTAGAAAAGGATATGAATCCTACACAGCAGTTAGAGTTTGCTACAGACTGCTCATTATGGCTACTTAATGCAGCCTTTCGTTTAGCTAAAATTTACAAGGAAAACATTGAGAATGGTGGCAACTAAAGAGGTAGTTCAGCATCCAGAACACTATAATATGCATCCCTCTGGTATAGAATGTATTGATATCATAGAACACATGAACTTTAATTGTGGAAGTGCTATCAAATATATTTGGCGTGCAGATCATAAAGAAAATGCTGTGCAAGATTTAAAAAAAGCTAGATTTTTAATTGATAGAGAGATTGCTAGGAGAGAAGATGGGCAGAGTAAAGAAAAAGGAAACGGAGAATCTGACATCAACGAACATATCAAAAGTGAATGGACTATTAAATCCATTAGATGCGGGCCAAAAACCGATCACGAAGAAGGAAGCGTGCCAGCTTTTGAACATAACGTACAATACATCGAGACTTGGGAAGATTATAGACGAATGGAAAGAGAAGCAGGACTTCATTGCCTTGAGAAAATCGCAGAATCGCGGAAAGCCAGCGAGCAAGCAGGAGATAGCTCAAGTGATACTGGAGAGACTGGAAGGAAACCCTATATCGGCTACCGCCGCGTCCCTATTTAGAACAGCTGGATTTATTAAAAATATAGTAGATAGTATAGGAATACCTTCTAGACCTACTAATAAGGAAGAACGTAGTAAAATTAGTTTAATACCAGAAAGTTGTGTAGCAGAAGAATTTGATGAAGGTGAAGTAGTCTGGAGTGCTCAGTACCATAGAGCTGCTATAGTTAAAAAAGAACTGGATAACATAGATTATGAAGAGAGATATAGTTCTAAATGTTATAGAATATACATTGTTGAGGCCAGTAATTCTACTGATAGTTATTTTCCTATGGTTGAGGGCGGCGGTTACTACGCTGTTTCACTGGCGTACGACTTAGGTAGGCTGTCTCATCTGGAAGAGTATGGAGTAGATTTGTCAAGATTGTAAAAATAGTTCTTGACAGATAGGTAATTTTAAAGTATAATATAAAGTGGAGTGGTAAGAATGGGTGATCGTTTTTATACTCAAATGTTAAACAAGCTCGGACAGTGTCCTGGGCATAATGGAAGGAAAAAAAGAATGGCGTGGACTGACGAACAGAAACAAGAAGTAATTGATGCATATTTGGCTGCAAATCCTACAGCAGAAAATTCTACGGAAATTGTAGCTGAAATTGCAGAAGATACCGGGCAAAGCGTAAACGGCGTAAGAATGATCCTCGTAAAAGCCGATGTATACGTTAAGAAAGTACCCGGAACTAAAGCTGCTGCAGGAGCAAAATCTGGAACAGGAGGTGGTAGAGTATCTAAAGCTGCTGCTGCAGAAGCATTGACCGCTGCTATTACTGACGCAGGTCAGGAAGCAGATGAAGATATTATCTCTAAATTGACAGGAAAAGCAGCAGTTTATTTTACTGAGCTGTTGAAAGCTGTTACCAAGTAATTCGTTGGCGACTAGTGGGGGGCATTGCCCCCTGCTTTTCTTTATCTTCACAATTAACCTTTGAGCTTAGCGCGTTAAAAGATTTTATCAACCTAGCAACAGAAGGAAATTGCATGAAAAAAGAAGAGCTAAAAAACTTGCTGAACGAGTATGGAGATGCTACTATAACTTATAGAAGTAAGAACTCTTATAAGTTAAAGTATAATGTTTGTACTGCGGATTTTGATAATCCATATATTCAAGCTAAGCGCAATAGAGCCAAAGAAACTGATGACACATTATTAATGTTTTGCTGGGATACTGACTCTTATAGGTTACTATCCCCAGCTGCCGTTACTAGTGTTGTTCCTCTATCCTCTACTTTAAAGAACGAGGATATATAATGGAACTATATCAGTCACCTGCTATCTACGAAAGACTAATTAATTATAATCCAGAAAAAGAAGTTCAGATTAGATTAGTTGTTAATTCTTTTCGTGGCGTAGAGTACTTACACTTGCGTAAGTACTATATGGACTTTGAAGGAGAGTGGCAGCCTTCCTCAGAAGGAATAGCAATACCTTTAGATATTAGTAATTCAGTAGAACTATTCACTGGACTTACAGAAATTCTATCACTAGCTGAAAGCAAAGACATCTTGGAACAGTTCTTTAAGGAGCAGTTGGATCTACTGTATTTATAAGTGTTGCTAAAATTAGTTCTTGACAATTAGGTTAGATTAGCGTATAATATATCTTAGAAATAGGAGATCTTATGAAAGACTTTTTAAATCGCGCTAGTGAAGCCTATTACTCAGGTAACCCTATCATATCGGATGCAGAGTTTGACGTTCTGGCAGCTCACTTCGATTATAAATCTGTGGGGCACACTGTTACAGGTGGCATACCCCACTACCATCGTATGTACTCTTTACAGAATTGCTTCAATATATCGGAGAGTCCGATACCTCTGAAGAATTGTGTAGAAACCCCTAAACTTGACGGCGCAGCTATCTCAATACTATATGTGGGAGGCATACTTTCGCTTGCGTTAACTAGAGGGGATGGTAAGCTAGGTCGAGATATTACGGATAAAATTGCTACTCTTGTTCCGCTAGAAATAGCTACGCCTGGAGTGGTGCAGGTTACAGGGGAAGTAATGGCTCCACGTAGTATTACTAATTCTCGTAATTTTGCCGCAGGTTCCTTGAATTTAAAGGACTTAGAAGAGTTTAAAACTCGTCCTTTAGTATTTGTCGCCTACGATTTAATTGAACATGGATTTAACGAATGGACTACAGCTATGAAGTTGTTGGTCTTAGATGGATTTAATACAGTTCTTGATTTTGATACTAAGGACTATCCAACAGACGGAACTGTTTATAGAATTAATGATATGGCACAATTTAAAAAATTGGGCTATACATCTCACCACCCGCGTGGAGCCTTTGCATTAAAAGAACAAAAAGAAGGTGTAGAGACAACTCTGTTAGACGTTGTTTGGCAATGCGGCAAATCGGGTGTAATAAGCCCAGTAGCTATTCTAGATCCTATTAAAATCGGAGATGCAGTTGTTTCCAAAGCCACTTTGCATAATATAGAGTACATAAACGGGCTAAATTTAGAAATTGGATGTACAGTAGAAGTAATAAGGTCGGGAGAGATTATTCCACGTATTGTTAGGAGAGTATTATGAGAGATATATTACAGTTTGCAGCAACAGTAGGTTTTGGNACGCTAATGATGCTAGGATCACTGTGGCTATTACTTAACACCCTAGATGAAGCTGAGTGCAACGAGTACAGTGAGATAACTGGTAAAGCTACTATGTATAAATCGCTTTCTGGATGTTATATTGAGACTGTAGACGGCTGGCAGAACTGGGACGAATATAAGTACCATTATGTAGCCAAGGATGGACTTACAGAATGAAGAATATTTATGACTTGAAGTTACATGAAATAGTAGATTTTGATGATCTAGAGGGAGGTGTAATGCGAGTACCCGGTGGGTGGATTTACTCACTAGGACTCGAAGATAAGCTAATATTCGTACCCCATAACAATGAATTTTATGCCACAACCCGGAGCAAAAAAGATAGGAAACTTAAATGACACAAGGATTATACTCTAAATATATTGTACTGAGAAAAGACGGAAAACCCGCCGAAGGCGTGTTCTTTGTGCTTAAACCTCAGTCCGATATTCATGCTAGAGTAGCAGTCATGGCATATGCCGAATCTTGCAAAGAAACAAAACCAAAACTAGCAGAAGATTTACTGCGCTGGTTGGGGCAGACCAACAAGCCTTTCGAAAATATTTCTTGACAAAAGCTAGTTATAGAGCTTCGAAAAAATAGTTCTTGACTTTTAAGTTAGAATCTGGGATAATATACATACTGGAAAAAGGAATAAGGGATGACCACAATTAAAGCACCAACAAACTGCCCCTCTTGTGGAAGCACGTTGGAATGGTCTAATCATTTGCTATACTGCAAAAATACTTTATGTAGTTCTCAAGCAGCTAAACGAGTAGAACATTTTGCAAAGACCTTAAAAATTAAAGGACTTGGCCCTGCAACTATTGCTAAGTTAGGTCTGACTGATGTAGCTGATATTTATATGCTTACAGAAGAAATAATTGCCGAATCTCTTAATTCAAATAAGTTAGCAGAGAAGTTAATGTTTGAAATTAATAATTCAACAGATGCTCCTCTTAATCTATTACTACCGGGTTTTAGTATACCTTTAGTGGGCAAGTCCGCAGCGGACAAGTTGTCTTTAGTTTGCGAATCCATATTTGACATAAACGACGTTACATGCCGTTCTGCTGGACTTGGCCCTAAAGTTACTGAAAACCTTTTGAACTGGCTCGAAACAGATTTTCCTATTTACAAGAATCTGCCTTTTAGTTTTAACTTCAATCAAGTAGTGCAACCCACTAATAAGAAAGGATGCGTATGCATTTCGGGCAAACTGCACTCATATAAAACAAAAGCTGAAGCAACAGAAATTCTTACTAAACTAGGTTTTGAAGTTAAGAGTAGTATTACGAAGCAAGTTACTATTCTAGTAAATGAAAGTGGAATAGAATCTGCTAAAACTAAGCAAGCCAGAGAATCTGGCTTAATCATTGTAACAAATCTTAAAGATTTTATTGGAGAATATAAATGAGTCTACCTAAATGGACACCGGAACGTACCGAAACACTTGTTAAATTTGTAGGTGATGAATCACCTGTTTCTCAAGAAACTGTAGCTGGCGCTGCTGAAGCCCTTGAGACTACCCCTCGCTCTGTAGCTAGCAAACTGCGTAAGATGGATTACGAAGTTGAACTTGCTAATGCTCATGCACATCGCGCATATACAGAAGCACAGGAAGAAACCCTGCGTACTTTCGTAGAAAGTAACCCAGGCGAATATACATATGCAGAAATTGCCAAACTGTTTGAAGACGGCGCTTTTAGCCCGAAATCAATTCAGGGCAAGATTCTTTCTATGGAACTTACTGATCTTGTAAAAGCGGCTCCTAAGCCTGCCTCAGTTCGTACCTATACCCCCGAAGAAGAAGCAGTAATCATTCAGATGATTAATGATGGTGCATATGTAGAAGCTATTGCTGAAGCCCTTGACCGTACTGTAAATAGTATTCGTGGTAAAGCCCTTAGCTTGCTTCGTGCTGAAGAAATCAGCAAAATGCCTACTCAGGAACATACCAAGAGTGAAAATCGTAAGGATGCACTTGCTGAACTTGGTGATCTTGTTAATTTGACCGTAGCAGCTATTGCTGAAGCGATTCAAAAGACTGAGCGCGGTGTTAAAACTATGCTTACTCGTCGTGGTCTGACTTGTTCAGATTGGGACGGCGCAGAGCGTAAAGCTAAAGCAGCCTCAGCAGCAGAGTAATCTGATCTACCAAGCGTAGAGTAATGGGGCCGCTTTAGAGATAGAGCGGCCCTATTTTTGTCGAAGATACATACTAAATCCTCCTATTCGTAGGAGGTACTAATTATTTCGGGGGAAATAGACAAATTGAATTTAGCCAGCGCATTGATCAAACAAATCTTGATCCAGTCGGATTTCGAGATATGGTCTGCTTTGCGCGAGCAATATTTACCTTCCGAGTACCATACGCTCTTTAAAATAATCACAGGTCACTATGACCAGTTTGGTACTTTACCTTCCTTTGAAGATTTAAAGTACGAAATACGTGATTTAAATACTCAAGAAAAACTATTTGCTATTGAAGCAGTAGATACTGATGCAGACCCTTCTGTGCTTCTAGAGTATTTGAAGAACGAATACACACAAAAAGAAATCCTAAAAAAATTAGATACTTATATTGATCATTCTGTGGCTTTTGAAAATGCGGAAGAAACTTTATCGCATCTTCATCAGATAGTTATAGACGTAGAAAATGCAGTAGATCTTGAAGATATACAAGAAAGTATGGATCGTATAAATCTTTTTGAAACTAAAGAGGCATATGATAAGTATTTAACTTTAGGCATGAACCATGATTTTGATTTAGTACACCAGTACTCTCCTAGAGATTTGATATTAATTGGAGGACGTAGAGGTGGGGCTAAATCTGTTAGCTGTGCGAACGTAGCCGTCAATATGTTTGAAAGAGGTCGTTCGTCAATTTACTACTCCATAGAAATGGGTAAACGTTCCATCCTTCAGAGAATGTGTGCCATTGCTACTGGAGTTCCAGCTACTCGCTTAAAAACTAGAAATCTAAGCGTCCTTGAATGGGAACAAGTAGCTGGATGGTGGGCTAGTCGTTTTTCTGATAGTGAAGAAATCTTTGAAAATTACAAACAGCATCGAAAATTTGACGACTTTCATCGTAAACTTACGTCTAGTTGCAAGCTTCTCCCGACTTGTCAGCTAGACGTAGTTTACGACCCCCAATTAACTGTTTCTAAAATTAGAGCGGATGTAGAAAGAAAAGTTAATACTGAAATGGATATAGGCTTAATAGTAGTAGACTATATAAATAAAGTTAAACTAAATGCAACTCCCTCTAAAAGAGGGAGCTTTGACTGGATGGAACAAATAGAAGTAAGTACAGCTTTGAAAACTATAGCGGCTGAACTGGAGATTCCTATTTATTCACCTTATCAGATGGATGCTAGTGGAGAAGCTCGTTTTGCTAAGGGTATTCTTGATGACGCTGATGCTGCTTATAAGTTACATAAGTATGAGGAAGAAGATGCATGTATTACTTTTGAGTGCACAAAAATGAGAGATGGCCCAATGCGAGATTTTACTTCGGAGATAGATTGGGATACTTTAAAAATCGGCCCCAACAGCACTCTAACCCCTAAAGAAAGGGAATCAAGTGAAAGTACGGGCGAAAGTATACAGGATATAGAATTATGAATATATTAGGAGTATTACTAGTAATAACGCTATTAGTAGTAGTAAGTTTTATGAGCATCATAGCTATGAGAGTTGTTAGCCGTGGTAGATGCTTAGGTTGTGGAGAGTACAAGGGTGCTTGTGCTTGTGTGGATGGGGAAAATTACTTTAGGAGATAGCCATGTTTTTTACTGTAGAGGATTTTTGGGAACTATATTTTTATTTGGAAGAAGCATTTGGAGAACAATGCCTAGAGGAGGTTGCAAAATGTTGCCTGATTATTTCAATAACATAGTGCAATTTCTAAACCATTCTGGCAGACACAGTTGGGCTAAAGAAATAGAAACTCTAGTTGCAGGTTATTTTGAAGAAATAGAAAATAATAGAAGGCTTCATGATGATTTAGCTGAGATGCACAAACTTTATCAGGATTTGAAAAATGAACGTGGAAGAACTACTAACGTCTAAAAATATAAAGTTTGCTTACAGTGGCAAAGACTTAGTAGTAGCTTGCTTAAATCCAGAGCATGACGATAGAAATCCTAGCATGCGTATTGATAAGATAATGGGTATATTTAATTGCCCTGCTTGCGGCTTTAAGGGTAACATATTCAAGTTATATAATCAAAGTGTTGATCAGCTACAATCATTAAAAGATAGATTACAGAGAAATATAAGAGTTAAAGCAGCCGAAAGTATAGGCATAACTTTACCTCCTGATATAGTACCATATGAAGGCACTTGGAGAGGTATAAAGCCAGAAACCTATAAAAAGTTTGGGGCATTTCAGCACCATGCCTCAGAACATATAGGACGTATAGTATTTCCGATAACTAATATAACAGGTAAGATAGTAGCCCTAAATGGTAGGCATACCACAGGTGGAACGCCTAAGTACTTGTTTTCTCCTCCAGGAGTACGACTTCCTTTATTTCCTATTGTTAAACCAATTAAAGGAAC